CACCAAGGAGGTGCGCGCATTCGCCGATCAGATCAATGAACTGCGCTATGCCGACCTGGCTCGCCAAGCCATTCTGGCAACCGGCCGCGACCACGGCACGGTCCGCATTGACGATCACGGCCAGACCGTGAAGTGCGAACTGGTGAACAACGTGGTTTGGGACCAGGCCAAGCTGAGGCAACTGGCGTGCAATATCGCCGCCTCGGGCGACATCCCCGAGCAGTACATGACCATCACCTACAAGGTGTCGGAGAACAAATACAAAAATTGGTCAGACGTCATGCGCAAGCAGTTCGAGGCGGCTCGTACCGTGCGCCCCGGCAAGTCCACCTTCACGCTGGAGCAGCCGCAAGTCGTGCTCGCCGGTCAGGAGGTATGGCAATGACGCTGCCCATCATCAGTGCCGAGCGGCGCCTGGCCGAGCCCCGCTGCGCCAAGATCGTCCTCGTCGGCATTCCCGGCGCAGGCAAGACCAGCCAGCTCAAGACGCTGCCCGAAGACAGCACGCTGTTTGTCGATCTGGAGGCGGGCGACCTGGCGGTGCTGGACTGGTACGGCGACACGTTGCGGCCGCGCTCCTGGCCCGAGTTCCGTGACCTGGTGGTGTTCCTGGCTGGCCCCAACCCGGCGGCGAGCCCCGACCAGCCGTACTCGCAGGCGCATTTCGACGCGGTGTGCAAGCGCTATGGTGGCCCGAAGCAGCTGGACAAGTACAGCACCTACTTCGTGGACTCGATCACCGTGCTGTCCCGGCTGTGCCTGGCCTGGGCCAGGACGCAACCGCAGGCGTTCTCCGAGCGCACCGGCAAGCCGGACACGCGGGGCGCCTACGGCCTGCTCGGTACCGAGATGATCGCGGCACTGACGCACCTGCAGCACGTGCGCGACAAGCACGTCGTGTTCGTGGCGATTCTGGAAGAGAAGGTCGACGAGTTCAATCGGCGGTTTTTTGCGATCCAGCTCGAGGGCAGCAAGACCGCGCTGGAGTTGCCCGGTGTCATCGACGAGGTGATCACGCTGGCGCTACTGCGCCCCGACGCACCGGCGGACGGGGATGCAACTGCCGCGCCCGCAGAGCCGTTCCGCGCATTCGTCACCAATACCGACAACGTCTGGGGCTACCCGGCCAAGGACCGCTCCGGGCGGCTGGACGCCCTGGAGGAACCGCACCTGGGCAAGTTGATCGCCAAGACCGCTGCGCCGCGCAAGCCTGTGCCGCTGGCGGGCGCCACGACGCAACCGAATTTTTCCTGAATCCCGAGAACTAGACCATGACGTTTTGGAACGATTTCAACGATGCCAGCCGCCAAGTCGGCTTTGACCTGATCCCCAAGGGCACGCTGCTCAAGGTGCGCATGACGATCCGCCCAGGCGGCTACGAGGATCCGTCCCGCGGCTGGACGAGCGGCTGGGCCACCGAATCCGAGCACACCGGCAGCGTGTATCTCGCCGCCGAATTCGTGGTCCTCGAAGGGCCGTATGCGAAGCGCAAGCTGTGGTCGATGATCGGCCTGTATTCGCCCAAGGGCGATGAGTGGGCCAACATGGGGCGGTCGTTTGTGCGTGCCGCCCTCAACTCCGCCCGCGGCGTGCATCCGGACGACAACGGCGCGCAGGCCCAGCTCGCGCGCCGTATCCGCGACTTCGGCGAGCTCAACGGCCTCGTGTTTATCGGCCGCGCCGACGTCGAGCTCGACAGCCGTGGTGATGACCGCAACGTGATGCGGCAGGCGGTCGAGCCGGACCACAAGGCGTATGCGGCGCTCATGGCCGGCGCGGCACCCGCGGCGAACGTCGGCAACGCCGGTGTTGGTGGGGCACATGCACCCGCCGCGTCGGCGCCGGCACAGGCCGCCCAAAACCGGCCGGCTGGCGGCTTCGCCCGCCCGGCGTGGGCGCAGTGAGGAGGGACCGTGCAATGCTGGGTTTGTCGCCAACAAGCACGTGGCTACCGGCACTCGGACCTGCGCTTCCACGTGGGCGATCCACGTCGCCATCCGCCCGATTGGGCCTTCTGCTCGCGCCGCTGCCAGGACGCCTTCCACGCCATGTACGGGGCCTGGCGCAAGACCGAGCCACCGTTGTCCGAATCACTCACAAGGGAGGCGCACATGCCTGAGACCACTGCACAGCAGCGTGCTGCGATGCGCCGATGCCTGCGGCCGTTCGGACAGGTGGCCGGCGAGATCGGCTTCGACAAGCCGCTGGCCCACTACTCCGAAGAAGAAGCCTTGCGCGTGATCGGGGCCATCGTGTCCGCGTACACGGAGGCAATGGCGCTCGACGCACCCCGTGCCCAGGCCACCTCGATGGGCCAGAGGCGTTCCGTAGGACTGTCGGCGGATGCGTTCGCCGACTTGGAAGATGACATTCCGTGGTAACCGAGATGCTGGATTTCAATCACCGCCCTAAAACCCGCAGCGCCATCGATCCGCGCCGCGCCCGTCGAGCCGCGCGTCCGCGCCCGCTGGTGACCATGCGAGTCGTGGAGAGGCTGCTGCAGCGCCACGTCAATGCGCCGGTCACCGGGCTCATGCCTGAGCAGCGCCTGATCTTGGCGGTGCTTTGCCAAGCCATCGCCGACGCCCGATATGGGGAGAACCGGTCCGTGCAGGAGGACGCAGAGCGCTTCCTGCGTGGCGACGATCTTGTGCAGGTGGCTGGGCTGATCGATCTCAACCCGGCGTTCGTTCGCGAGGTGGCGGTCAAGACAGGCTACCTCCTGGCGGCGGCTGACGAACTGCAAGAACGGAGCGCCCATGCTCGACTTCAATGACAGCCCATCGCCGGGCAGGGAGGTCGCTCGTCCCGCATCCTCGGACGGGGAGCGGGAGCACATCCGGGGCATGCTGCTCGACCGGCTGGACTCGGTGCTGGCCATCCTGTTCCCGGCTGGCAAGAAGCGGCGCAATAAGTTCGTGATCGGCGACATCCAGGGCAACCCGGGCGACAGCCTGGAAATCGTGCTCGACGGCGAGAAGGCCGGTTTGTGGACGGACCGCGCGACGGGCGACGGCGGGGATGTGTTCGCCGTGATCGCGGGCACGCTGGGTGTCGACGTGCAGACGGAATTCCCGAGGGTGCTGGTGTGCGCTGCCGACCTGCTTGGTCTCGCCAGCACGCAGCCGGTGCGCCGCAAGCGCCGCGAGCCGCCGACGGACGACCTCGGCCCTGAGACCGCCAAGTGGGACTACCTGGACGCCGCAGGCAGGCTGATCGGGGTGGTGTATCGCTACGATCCGCCCGGCCGGGGCAAGGAGTTCCGACCGTGGGACGCCAAGCGCCGCAAGATGGCCCCGCCGGATCCGCGCCCGCTGTACAACCAGCCGGGCCTGGCGAGTGCCACGCAGGTCGTGCTGGTCGAGGGCGAGAAATGCGCCCAGGCCCTGATCGATGCCGGCATCGTCGCGACCACGGCGATGCACGGGGCGAACGCGCCGGTCGACAAGACCGACTGGTCTCCGCTGGCTGGCAAGGCCGTACTGATCTGGCCCGACCGGGACAAGCCGGGCTGGGAGTATGCCGACCGGGCGTCGCAGGCGATCCTGCAGGCGGGCGCGTTGTTGGTGGTCATCCTGTTGCCGCCGGACGAGAAGGCGGAGGGCTGGGATGCAGCCGACGCGATCGAAGAGGGGTTCGACGTCGCCGGCTACCTCGCAGCCGGCGCGCGGGTGCCTGTGGTGCCGGACGTGGACGACGTCGTGTCCGCGGACGTGCTAGAGGGCATGGATTGGGAAACCGAGGACGGGCTGGCCACCGCCTTCACGCGCGGCTATGGCGACGATTGGCGCTACTGCTCGCTGTGGGGCAAGTGGCTGGTGTGGACCGGCGTGCGGTGGAATCCCGACCAGTTGCTGTATGTCGCGCACCTGTCGCGCGGTATCTGCCGGGCGGCCTCGCTCAAGGCCGAAACGCCACGGCAGAAGGGCAAGCTGGCGAGCTCATCGACCATCGCCTCGGTCGAGAAGATTGCCCGTTCGGACCCCAAGCACGCGGCCACGGCGGACGAGTGGGATGCCGACGTGTGGGCGCTCAACACCCCCGGCGGCGTGGTCGATCTGCGCACGGGCCAGCTGCGAGCGCATCGACGCGAGGACCGGATGACGAAGGTGACCACGGCGACGCCTAAGGGTGATTGCCCGACCTGGCGGCAGTTTCTCTCGAAAGTCACGGGCGGTGACGTCGAGCTGCAAGCCTATCTGCAACGGATGGCGGGCTACGCGCTGACCGGGTCGACGCAGGAGCATGCGCTGTTCTTCCTGTACGGCACGGGCGCGAACGGCAAGTCGGTGTTCGTCAACACGCTGGCCACGATCCTGGGCGACTACGCAGCCAACGCGGCGATGGACACCTTCATGGAAACGCGCGCCGACCGGCATCCGACCGACATGGCGGGTCTGCGCGGCGCGCGCTTCGTGGCGGCCATCGAGACCGAGCAGGGACGGCGCTGGGCGGAGTCCAAGGTCAAGAACCTCACCGGCGGCGACAAGATCTCCGCGCGCTTCATGCGCCAGGACTTCTTCGAGTTCTTCCCGCAGTTCAAGCTGTTCGTCGCGGGCAACCACAAACCGGCCATCCGCAACATCGACGAGGCGATGAAGCGACGGCTGCACTTGATCCCGTTCACGGTGACGGTGCCGCCTGAGCGGCGTGACAAGAACTTGCAGCAGAAGCTGCTGGCCGAGCGTGACGGCATCTTGGTGTGGGCGGTTCAGGGTTGTCTCGACTGGCAGCAGTTGGGCCGGCTCGATCCCCCGCAACAGGTGCTGGACGCGACCGAAGAGTATTTCGAGGCAGAGGACGCGCTGGGGCGCTGGTTGGACGAACGTTGCGTGCGAGAGATCAACGCCAAGACGCTGACCGCCGAGTTGTTCAACGACTGGAAACAGTGGGCTGACTCGGCTGGCGAATTCGTCGGATCGCAAAGGCGCTTCTCCGATCTGCTGATCACCCGCGGGGTCGAGAAATGGCGCAACACAGCGGGTTTGCGGGGCTTCCGTGGTGTGAGCCTGAAGCATCCGCCGATGCCGACCTATAGCCCGTACTCGGACAACTGAGCTTCACGCCGACACATCCGACCGACGCAGCTGACGTACTACGTCGTAACTCCTACGCGTACGTGCGCGTACACGCACCTCAAGGGCGTTTCGATGTACTGCGCCAGCTGCGTCGGTCCGAACAAAACGAAGGACTGAAACCATGACGACGACCCATCTCGCCCAACATCAGAACAGCAAGCTTGGCCGGGCATTGCAGCCGTTGATGTTCCGAGACTTAGGAGGTGTGGCATGAAGATTCCCACTCCGTCCTACAAATCCGCACTGGCCCGCACGCAGCCCGAGGTCACGGACCTCGAAGCGTTCAAACGGCAAGGCTGGCGGGATCAGCGCATCCTCGTGGTGAACGAATCCGACGACCGCCTGGACTTCCTCGAACGCGAGCTGGTGCGCCGCATCGGTGACCGGCTCTACGGTGAGGGAGGCAAGCGCCATGACCGGTAGCACGACCGCCTGGACACTTGATTCCGTCGCAGCGCGTTTCGAGGAGGCGGCTCGTACAGGGCGCACGCTTCCACCCGTCCGCGTGCAGGGCTACTTCCGTGTCTGGCCACACATCGTGCGCGAGCAATGGGAACGCCTGGCAGCGGACGACCAGCCACGTCACTACTATCCGCCCAGTCCCGCGGCCATCGATCGGATGCTGGAGACGATGCGGTGGGTGCAGTGGCTGGACGTGGACCACCGGCACCTCGTCTGGATGCGCGCGCAAGGCGACGAATGGCGGTACATCGCCAAGCGCTATGCGTGCTGCATCAAGACGGCACAACGGCGCTGGCAGCGCGCGATGCAGACGGTGGTCGACCGGCTCAATGGAGGCGAGCAGGTCGGCCGTGCGTGAAATTACGCAATATTGGCAACGCCTGCGGAATATTGCGGGCCAGTGCTATCGGTTGACAAGCCAACGCAAAAAGGGGGGTGTCGCATCTCCCCCGAAAAGCGGTACATTTACGCCTATCGTGACGACATGAGCGCCGGGGCCGCGAGGCCCCCCAGAGGGCGAAGGGGTCCTTCCTGGCCAAAGCGCAATACGGGAGGCACAAGCGCAAGGCTTGCCCACCGTCAGGGTGCGAACCCAGGTTCGCACGGTGCGCAGTTCGCACCCCCGTCCGGTAGGCACTACCCCATTCCACGCCCGCCCACGGCCCGACCGTCGGCGGGCGTTTTCATTTGCACGCGGCCTGCGCCGGGATTCGCTCCCGCGCGGGCCGTTTCCTTTTGGGAACCCGAAACAGAACATGCTCAACGTCGAGTACCGCAAGGTCGCGGCGCTGATCCCATATGCCCGCAATCCCCGCACCCACAGCGACGAGCAGGTGGCCAGGATCGCCGCCAGCATCGTGGAGTACGGCTGGACCAACCCGGTCCTGGTCGACGGCGACAACGGCGTGATCGCGGGCCACGGGCGTCTGGCCGCCGCGCGCCAGCTCGGCATGGACGAGGTGCCGGTGATCGAGCTGGCGCACCTGTCGCCGACGCAGAAGCGCGCGTTGATCCTCGCTGACAACCGTATCGCGCTCGATGCGGGCTGGGACGACGAGCTGCTGGCGCTGGAATTCGCGGAACTGGCTGACGCCGGCTACGACCTGGCCCTGACCGGATTCAACGACGCCGAGATC